AAAACGTATGAACCGGAGTAGCAAACTTCAACAATTTCCTCTTCACCATCACCGTCAACGTCTTTGCGGATCCATGCTGTTGTCAACATGATGACGCGACTATAACGATCAGCACCAGCAGAGGCAATTACACCTTGACCGGGAACTGGCGTAGAGTCACGAGCGTGAAGGGCTAGATCATTCTCCAATGCGCCAGCTTGGTAAGCACCAGCAGGGCCATAGGCAGCATGATCAGCCAGTTTCTCTAGATCAACATACGGGAATTGAGCTTTGCACTCATGGATAGTCATTGGTTCGTAAAAACCAACAAAATCCTGATCCTGAATAGTCGAAATCGTAGGATTACAGACAAAGTAATGCTGTGCAACGTGTTTTACACGCACTGTAGTCGAGTAACCAGTGAGTTTGTACTTAGCCCGATAGACAGTGTTCTGATCTAGGACATCTTTTACTTCACCCATGCTGCCATCAGGCTGTTGCATAGATTGCATTGCAGTCTGTAGGTCAACGTCAATCTTTTCCATGCCCTGACGTTTAGCAGTCAGACCCTTTTCACCCGCAAGCGTTTCAAACACTCGCAATTGGTCTTTAGTGCCTTCAACTTCTTTGTATTGGGTAACAGGCTCACGTACAGGCGAAACCATCACAATGCCGTTTTTATGCAACAGCGAATCCTGCGCCCAATCACGAATGATTTGGTAAGAATTGTTTTTGCTGTTCAGCATATATTTGACCATGTCAGTAGCTTGACTAGCTTGTGTGCTATCCATCTCGCTGAAACGTTCAAACTCAAAGTTAACCTTACCGTTAGGCATTAGGCACTTTGTAATAACGGCAGTAGCGTAATCAACACCCGGATTTACCACAGGATGGATGTAATCAAGACCCCTGATTGGCTCAGTGGAGTTTGATACCGCAATATTGAGATAGTGGTAATCAGAAAGCCGGTTAAAAGTGTTTTTAGCCTGAGTTAGACGCAGATAATCCACCATTTTCAGGTAGACCTCGTGTGCAACTTGGAAAACAATGCCTTTATTGCCAGCAGGTGCTTCAATATAAGGGACGATTATGTTTTGTTTATCCAGCATGATTAAATCACCATATCTTTCTTAGCTTTTCTTGCCAAAATTGCAGCAACAACTTTAGCACGGTGTTCAGGAGACAAGGGTCTGCCTTTTAGTGCTTTGCTTAGTTTTGCCTTATGTTCTTCATTTTTTAATCTTCCTTTTGAAGCTAATGACATTTTTTCTTTAGCTTTATCCGAATGAAGATTTCCAAGAGAATTTTTATTACCAAGCATTTTTTTACGCATTTCGTCTGATTTTTTTACTCCAGACAATGCAATACTTATTTTTTGCTTTTCAGATTCTGACCTTAATCTTCCTGCTAATCCACCGCCTCCATCCGTAAGGTTGCAAAGCTTATTTCCAGAATCTCTAAAGTTTTTTATCCAAAACTTTTCTTTTTCATTTGCCTCATCAGAAGTAAGATTCTTTTCAATTATTTCTGAGAAAAATCCATGCTTTGCAACGATGTTATTCCAATAGGCATTTCTATTTTGTTTATTTGTGCATCTGCGGCCAACTCCACGACCAACATAAAAAATGCTGTTGTCAGTTGTTTTTGTATGTACGTAAATGTAAAAATTGTTCATATTCGTTGCACTTTTCCGTCAATCGATTCTAATCTTCGATATTGGAATGTGTTTGCGCGACTTACCATTGATTCACCATGTCCTTGGATTAGAGCAAGAACGCCAATACGAGCAGAGTCAATATGATCATCCTTACCAAGGAACTTTCCTGCATCGTCAATTGCGTAATTTCTTGCTTCGTCCAAAAACTCGATACACGATTCGTTTATTTTAAACGTTCCGCGTTCCATTCCCATGCGTATTGTATTGATTCCGTAAGCAATATGGTTGGTTACTCGACCCTGATCATTTGCTGGGTTCAAAATAGCACCCGGAATGCAGTTCAAACCATAGTTATCCTCAAATACTTCACGAACAGATTGTTCAGTCAAAGTATAACGCCCTGCTTGAGCTGCGTCATGCGGTAAAGCAATTGGAACACCTTTAGATTCTCTGTCCATCAGGTAATGAATGTACTCATCTGGTGTTTCACCTTGAGCAATTTTGACTTGACGGTGCAAATAAATGATCTCTTCCACTGGATCACGAAAGAAAAAGCTAATAACAGTAGGATCGTTGCGAATTCCCAAGTCAAAACTGATCAATCTTTCCAGCTTTTCATTGTTTTTCAGGTCAATATCAGTGGATTTGTACGTAGGCCACGACATCATTGGGAAAACAATACCCTTTCCCACCAATGGAATGCCATTCATTCGGCATTCTCGCTCCCAAGGCATAAAGTCTCGTTCTAATTGCTCTCGTTCTTTCTTTGAAAAGAATACTTCACCCCATTCGTTATCAATAGGAACGTCATCCCATGTAACTCGTATGTGGGTATAGCCTTCAATCTTGTCCCAGAATTTACGGACAAGGCTTGTCATACCTTTTAGCGGTGTAAACGAACAAAGTACTTGTCCATTACGCGATGCGGTACGCACAACCAGTTCGGAGAACGTTTCGTCGGGCGGTTGCTCATCCAAGACAACCAAGTCAAGTTCAAAACCTTGAAGATGACGAACTTGTTGTGTGTAATTTGAGAAGTACAGCTTGGATTTTCCACCAGAGGAATGCCAGACTTCGATAGCAAGTACGTTTGCTCCGTCTGTGCGGATTGATTTTTCATCAATAGATTCTCTAGGTATAGAACCTGTACCCAATTTATAAGATTGCTTAATATCGTCGCAGCCAAGCAGCTTACTTTGCAAAGTTTTAGCTACCTGTTCCCAAGATTCACCTGCACACATGGCAATAATTGGCTTGTCCCAGACTTTGCCTTTCCAATCCTTTGGATAACGGCCTGTCAGGTGGTATGCAGTCTCATAGGTTGAAGCAATTGTTTTACCAGCACGGTTGGCGGCGATCATTCCTCGCCGCGTATGAGTTGCACCAGTATTAAAAAATGCAGTCTGATACTTAAATGGCCGAAACCACTTTAAAGTATTGAACTGCATTTCCTTTGCAATTACATCCCTTGCTACCTTCATCTGTTTGAGTTGTACAGGGTCTAGATGCTTAATAGCAGCCTTACCCCCAGCCAGCTTTACCAGATGCTTAATAGCCCGATCTTTGTAAATCGGTTGAATGTAATCACTAGCTTCACTCTTCGCCATAAGTGTCGCGGATAGTCAACATAAGTTGAGCAGCAGAAGCCAGATAGAAGATTTCTGTTGGATCAAGTTTACGCTCCCCTTGAAGGTCTTTCTGCAACCATTCAAGAGTTTTACGAGCGCATACTTCGGCCTGTCCAGAAAGCTTCTGTCGGAAGATAGCCGTGTAGTCTTCGATCATGCCCAAGGATTAGCAATGTTCTTCTCAGTAATCGTAACCATGTCACGATCAATAAGACTCCAAATGCCACCACCTTTTTCACCGATACAGTACGTGTGCAAGCCACGGCCCTTTTCAGTGTAAGTACCATCAGGACGGCGCATTACCAGTTCTTCAGTACGTGGATCAATCCATGTGTATTTTTCTGGAACTGACTGACCAAACTTATTGATGCGAGTACCAACAGCTTGTTGTTCAAGCGGCCCCATGATCTGAAATGTAATCAGACCATTCTCATATTTCTTAAAGTTAATACCGACCTTACGGTCAGATTGTGGATCAAGAGGGTGAGGCATATTGGTCGCACCAAAGAAGTGAACTTGGGCAGACTCGTCTGGCAGATCTTTACTACGCTCTGGAAGCTTACGGATTTCGTCGACAGGAATCAGATCCTTCTTATCGACATAGGGATTGTTATCAGTAACAAACTCTTGAGGAAACTTTTTCCCTTCAAGGGCATTCTTTGCCACCCCATACTGATCTTCTTTTGACTTACCAACCAAATCAAGAGAGATGCCCACCTTGTCATAGACAAACTGTGCAAGCTCTCGTGCGTTTGGTAGATCTTCCTTCAGTGCTTCAATATCATACGTTGCCATAATATTCCTTAATTAACCTTGTGAATAAACTTTGGGTTTGGTGAACGTGCCACCCTTAACGTTATTAGTGTGTGGGTCAGTAACAATACCAGCCTTGAACGCACTACTAACAGCTTTTGCAATAGAGGCAGCGTGTTTGTGGCCTTCTGCAAAACTATCTAGTTTGTCATTGATACCCTTTGACAAACCCTTACTCATTTGCTTACCACCAGAAATTACTTTTCCGTATGACATGATTAGCCTTTGTAGTTGTTAACAGACTTATCCATGTAGCCACAATTAGCGCCATAGGATTCTTTAGGACGGCTAACAGTCACCTTCTGGTGAATGCCAGTAATACTGCCACCAGCTTTAGGAGCGCCCTGTGCGCCTTTAGGTTGAGCAACACCGTGTTTGGTATTAGTCTGTGCAGTAACGCCTGTATTTCCAACAGGAGTGTGTTTAGAAACATTACCAACACGATTAGGCATTTGAGCCATCAGGGTTGGAGCTTTGTTGCCAGAGGTATAACTCATTTGGAATCCTTCCGTTTAGATTCAGAATCACGTTTCATTTGGTAGGCAATCGCAACAGCTTGATCTTGCGGTTTACCCGCCTTCATTTCTGTCTTGATGTTCTTTTTAAAAGCTTCAGGCTTTTTCGATTTTATCAACGGCATTATTACACCTTTCGTAGAGATTGCAGGAAGTCATCCAACGCATCATCAGCAGATACTTCCTCTTCTTTGCTGATGTTCTGTACGTGCTCAATAGAAATGATCGGCGCACGAGAAGACTCAAATGTAGCAAGCTTTTCCGCAATCTTGGCTTTTTCTTTGAGGTCGATCTCATCAGACTGCATAGCCTCAATCAGAATCTCCATAGCGGTCTTTAACTGAGGCAGACCCTTACTCATACGTGCTTCATTCAATTGATTGAACAGCGCCCCATATTCAGTAACCCTATTAACAATAGATTTTGGTCTACCACCAGCAGACGTAGTTTTACGTACTTCTTTTACAGGAATATCTATTCTAGGAATATCTACTTTAGTCAAAAACGATTTATCACTAATATCATCTCTTGGTAGAAACTCGCCAGTAGCCAATTTCAAAGCATTCTTTTCATCTCGTTTTCTCGCAGCATACTTTCTGGCATAGTCTTTTTGTTTTTCAGTGGAAGTCGTACTATTCTCAGGTCGGATAGTTTTATCAAACATTATTCATCCTTTTAATTCCATCCGCAGTCTTTAACCAAGCATAAGATCCATTAATCTGAAACCCACGTTTCTTATGAATCCGCATAAACCCATCATGCTCCGCTCTAATACTTGTAGAACATATTACAGGAATCCCACAACTATTAGCCCACAATATATGTTGGTCAATCATCTCATTAATCAACCTCACCCTGAGTCTGGGTGACAGCTTTAAATCAACATGGTGGAACTTGGCATTCGTGATCTCATCAATCGAGTAAGTAGTATAACCACCACGGTCAAACCAACAGTATCCCAGCAACTGGTGTTCATCATCCCGACAAACAGCTAAGAACTCCCTGTTCTTGTCAAACAACTGATACGTTGCCGCCAAAGTCACATTCTTCCTCATCACCTGCGGATCAGTCCTCAAGATCTGATCTACCTCCCCCTCAAAGTGATCCTTCGCCATTGCAACAACATCCTCTACGTCATACAAAGGATGTGCAAGCTCCCAAAATGTGTCCATAGCAATTCCTAGTTAAGTGTCCGAACTATAGCAAAAGCAACTTTTTAAAGCAAAATTTTTATACAGGGATGGTAAGAAAGTTTTTGTAGAAATTTCGGCTTTAAGGGAGCGGCCCCCCTCTTAATACCTACAACGCAGGGTAACCCCCTCCGCTTACTACACCAGAATCATTAGCTGGGGGGGTCAAAAGTTTAATAGGGACAGATCAAGGGCTGAATTAACTTGGCAATGGGGCGATATGTTTCAGGGTTTTTCGTACTGACTAGGGTAGTTATGCTGATGTGTCAGCGTGCGACTGTGATCAACCAAACCTATGCTTTCCCCTATGGGAGCGGAGCCAATCCAGTGCGAGGGTTTATCTTTCTTTTCTTTCTTTTGTCTGAACTAACGCGGGAAAACCATTAGATCAATTCACCCCTCAATCATTGCCTATGCTCTACACTTGAAATAGACAAAAAATCAAACAGACAACAAACCACTGTACAAACGATCAGTGCTTTCTAAGGGTTTACCCCTATGTTATTTGTGTTGATAACTCCGATAATTGATATATCAACAAACGGAAGGCAAGCGATGACAACCTACACCTACACCACGGACGGTATCGAATTTACAGGGACGTTTCACGTTGAAAACGACGACGAGGGTTACAACCCGAT